TCAGAGAACTATCTCCAGCCTGAAATCCGGGCACAAGGGATCGCCTTACGGCCCTCCCAAGCAGATGGTCTGATCCAGTTTGCTGCAGCTGATGGATTGTTCGCGCCTATCGGTGCGGGGGGAGGCAAAACTCTCCTCTCGCTTCTCCTGGCCCACATCGGGCACGCGGAGATGGGACTCAAGAAGATCATGCTTTTGGTACCTGCGCAACTGGTTGGCAAGTTGCTGGATCATGAGCTGTCTTACTACCGCAAGTGGATCAATCTATCGTTTTCCGTGCATTGCCTCGCTGGCCGGCCGAAGTCCAGGCGCCTACACATCGCCCGATCGAACCGCCCCGGGCTTTACATCTACAGCTACTCCATGTTGTCTTGCCCTGACGCTGAAGATGTGTTGAGTCTCGTAGCCCCGGAAATGATCATCGCTGATGAGGCCCATTGCATCGCAGGCCAATCCGCCCGAGCCGATCGGTTTTCCCGGTACATGGATTTTGCCCAACCGATCTTTGTTCCGATGTCTGGTACCATGACCAGCAAAAGGATTTCAGATTACGCTAATCTGGCTCGGGCAGCATTGAAAACCAACAACTTCCTGCCGACCAGTAACATGCTTACGAACGACTGGGGTGCTGTTCTCGATGCTGATACCAATTACATGGATAGGGTGCCCGCTGGAGTCTCTGGGGGGCTGGATTACGTGTACGGATGGGCCTTGAACTCAGCTCCAGCCAACACGATCACCTACCCTGCTATCACGGCATCCGGACTCAGGCAGGCGTACTGCTACCGCATGGCCACGACGCCAGGAGTATCGGTCAGTAGTGTCTTGGATTGTGAAGCGTCCCTGCTGATCCACAACAAGCCAACCACCATGCCTGAAGAAGATCCAGCTATCGTGCAGCTCAAGAAGCACATGGATGTTGTCGACGAGTTGATGATAGCTCCTAATGGAGATGAGATCTCCCACGCGTTCCATACATTCAAGTGGCAGTCAGAGCTTACTGTGGGGTTCTATAATGAGCTGTACTGGCCTACCGTAGGCATCGTGGCTAAGAAAGCCGAGATCTCCGACCACGATGCCTTAGACCTACTGTCGAGGTCTCAGATGCACTTTGAGGCGCACCAGCAGTACAACCGGGATCTCCGAAAGTGGATAGGCTACAACGCGAAAAAAGGCTTGGATACCCCGATGCTTATAGGCAACAGCATGTACAATCACGGGGCTGAGGCTGTTGGGGAACCTCTGTACGCCAGTTGGTCACACATGAAGTCCCTGGATTTTGACGGACGTATCGAGCGCATCTCGCGTGCCGTCCGTGTCTGCGACTTCAAGATCAAAGCTGCAGCATCGTTTGCAAAGGAGTACCGAAAAGAGTTCCAGAAGGGCATGCTGTTTTGGTATAATCACCAGGAGATCGGGCGTTGGCTGTTTGAGGTATTCAGTGCTGAAGGTTTGGACCCCCTGCTGTGTGAGGCTGGTGACGCTGCAGCGAAGATCTTCCTCGATGAAGAAGCCTGCAAAGGTCGAATCATCTTGGCAACATACAACAGCCACGGTACCGGCCGGAACCTGCAGTTCTTTGATACCCAGTATTTCGTAGAGTGGCCACGTCCCGCCAAGACAGCGGAGCAGGTCATTGCCCGAGAGCACCGGCTGGGCCAGAAGTCAGACGAAGTGACCTGCATCACAAACATGTCCACCGACTTCGATTATATGTGCTTCGCAGCGACCCTTAACGATGCCCTGTACATTCACCAGTCGAACGGTACACCTCAACGGTTGATCCTGGCTGCCTACGAACCACGGCCCCGTATCTTTCCGCCCCACGTCCTCAGGGAGCGTGGATTCACTCTGGTCTACGACCTCAACAACGACCTCTTGCACAAACTTGAAGCGATGGGGGTTGACCATGTCTGATCTTATCGCACTCGGGTTCTGCCCTGTAACACTCCCAGATAGCGTGGACCCGGGATTTCAACCGGTTGATGTGGTATGGAGAATCGCCATACCACGCGCCCCAACCCCTACCAGGCAGTCCAACTCAGGATTCGTTTAGCTGTTAACTTCTGGGAGATGTAATCAACCCCCCGGGCTACCCACTTTTTAGCCCGGGAGGGGTTCGATGTAAAGTAAGGTTGTTGTGAATCAAGAGTCAATCGCAGGAACGGGAAACCAAGAAATCAGGAGAGAAAGATGTCAGTCAAAGTAACAACGGTAGCCGGACTGTTTAATGGCATGAGGGACGCCAAGGTCACCCAGAAGGCCAAGTACATGTCTGGGAACGTCGCATGCATGGTGACGTCCGTGGATGTCATCAATACACGCATCAACGAAACGGCTCTGATTTTCAGATGCCTTGTGATCCTGCCGTACGAAGACGACAAGGGAGCCCCTTTCGGCCAAGCCGGGTACTCTGGCCTGAACCCCGGGGACGAGACCAGTATCTACATCAAGATCAGTGGAAGTGAGTACTTCCTAGCTGACATGAAGCGCGTACTGATGGCACTGTTCCCCGAAGCTTCGGGCGAAGAGTTGGACGAGTCCGACGCGTACTTGGCTGCTGGCTATACTGAAGACGGCACGGCCTTGACAGGCAACCAGCCATGCTTCGGGCGCACGTTCCGCTACTACCAACGAGGGTACACAAACAAGGCAGGAGAAACCAAGTTCGCTCACGAATACGAGCCGACCGTCCCGGTACCCGAACTCCTGCTGTCGCTTCCGGCCAACTGGGCCGAACGGATTCTGAGGAATGAGAACGTCGTAGCTGCTGCTGCCTCCAACTAGCCGCCACTGCCCCCTTAGCGACCTTTCGCCGGGACTCACCGCTAAGGGGGCAACCTTTTCCAGGAAGGTAAGGTAAAATGTCAGAGACAGTAAACAACTTAGTTGGGATGGATACAGAGACGTTCCTGATAGGTCAGGAAGCACCGTTCCCGAGGCCAGTCTGTGTTCAGTTCTCAGATTTCGATAAGGGTCAGGTTGACCCCGGGACCGTATCAGTTCTCGATGGGATGGAATCGATTTTCGAGATCACTGCAGATTCAGGCGAGAACAACATTGTCACAGTGTGGCACAACGCGAGCTACGACTTGCAGGTCATGTGCCAGCACCGACCGGACCTGCTACCCAAGATGATCGAGATGGTTCGATCTGGACACGCCAAGTGTACTTTGATCCGCGAGCAGATGCTGAACCTGGCACAGTATGGCCATCCTAGCATGATCGAGATCAACGGAGTGTTCAAGCAGATCAGCAACGCCCTTGTAGAGTGCGTTCGTCGGTATTTCGGTGTCGACCTGTCTGCATCGAAAGCGGATGACTCTTGGCGCATGAATTACGCATCTCTGATCAATGTGCCGTTAGCGCAGTGGCCACCTGAGGCTGTCGAGTACGCGGCAGACGATCCGGTGTGGGCTGCCAAGCTGTACATGGCCCAGGAGAAGCGCCGGGAAGAATTCATCGATCGCGTCGGCGTGGATCCCCTGAAGCAGGAGACCTTCCGTACCGAGAAGTCTTTCCTACTCACGTTCCTGACACAGGTAGGCTACGACGTGGATCCGATACGGTTCTGGGAGATTGAGCAAGGGATCCTGGATAACTTCAACGAGACACTATTCCCCCTGCTCACAGAGGCGACCATCTATCGCCCGAAGACACCTCCCCAACCGTTCGCCAACGGCGCTAAGGACCACACTGAAGACTGCTTCGCCAACAACAAGAGTCCTCAGTACGACAAGAAGCGTGCAACTGGGAAGAACAAAGAAACGTGCGACTGCCCTCCGAAGATGACGGGAGGCAAAAAGGCCGGCATACAAACCAAGATATTGCAGGCCTACGTGTGGGAGCTGTGTCGGGGATCGGATGATTTCCAAATCTCGTTCACTAAGTCTGCAAACCATGCCGATGTTGGGCACTTCTCGAAACACCAATGGGCATCGGATCCATTAGTTACCACAAGGCTGATGACCTTTGTTGCTGTTAACAAGGAATTCCTTGAGGCACATAAGCAGCTTGACCCTATCGTACTGGAATATGCCGACTACCAAGAGTACTCCAAGCTAGTATCAAGCTACCTCCCCAGCCTCCGAGAAGCCAGCGAAAATGGGTACCCTGTTAGGTCTCAATACAGCGTCGTAAAGAGTACCGGGCGCACGTCAGCTAGAGACGCTAGCAAGGGCAAAACCAAAGAGAAGTTCTACTGCTCTTGGAACAGCCAACAGGTTGACCCTCGTGTCCGCACAATCTGCATTGCTCCGAAGGACATCGGGTTCACCGAAATTGGCAACCGCTACGAGTGCCCGGGGATGGATTGGGTCATGGCATCCATTGATTATTCCGCGATGGAGCTTGGCACCTGGAGCCAACGGTGTATCGATCTGCTGGGGTTCAGTGATTGCGCTACCATGATCCTAAACCAGGGCAAGGACGCGCACATGTACCTGGCTGGGGCTCTGGCAACGCAATTCGATCCGGACTTCACTGCAGCCTACGCAGGGGATAGTCTGATGGCTACCTACGAGTTCCTGGAAGCTATCAAGAAAGACACATCTTTTTGCGATCTCCCATTGTTCATCGAAACCTGGAAAGACGCAGGAAGATCATCAAAACCGACGTGGAAGGATTTCTGCAAGCACTACCGCACGTTCGCCAAGCCTGTCGGTTTGGGCTATCCCGGGGGTCTTGGTGTCCGCACCCTCTGCACCATGGCCGCTGCAACGTACCACTTCAAGGTAACGGAAGCGGAATCAAAGCAGGCGCGTGAAATCTGGAAGAGCACTTACCGGGAAGCCCAGGCAGCGTTGACCTATGTCAACAACGAACTTGTCGATCCCTCCCGCGACATCATGTGGAAAGAGGATCCACGGACGGGCAAGGGGAAGCGCGAAGTGCGTTACGCTTACACGACCGCCGGCGGATTGTACCGTAGCAACTGCACGTACACTGCAGCGGCAAACGGGTGCTTCCTCCAGGCTCCTGGCGCCGAAGGGGCGTTGGCCGGCATGGCGAATACGATTCGGGAAGCGTATTCCGGTAGTGGGATACTCGGTCCGGACAGCTATGGACTGCAGACAGTCCCCATCAACTTTGTCCATGATGAGGGTATCTTCTTGCTACGGAGAGATGGTAACGAATCAAAGCGGGCGTTTGAACTTGCCGATTTGATGGTTGCAGGTATGAAGACCGCCACCCCGGATGTAACTGCAGGAGCCGAGCCTGTGTTGATGTTCAGATGGGACAAGAAAGCTGAAGCAGAGTACGATTCGGACGGGGTTCTGATCCCGTGGGACGAAGACGATAGGCCAGAAAGGGAAATGCTATGATTATGGGCGAAGTAACAGCAAAAGCGGCACGCAGAGGCAAGTACGGGGAATTCGCAAAGAGGTTAATCAATCTGCATATCGGCAGTGAGTTTTCGGTCTTCGAAGACGGAACCCCTGCCAACCTCCTCCGCACCCGACTGTGGTCCGCGATGCGCACCAACGAGGATGTTCAATCGTACCTGGACTCGACCGGGCGCCTGTTGAAATTCCGGACCGAAGGCGGCACCATGGTTTTCGTGAGCGTTGAAAACCAGAAATCAGAAGTCGTATAATCGGCTCCCCTGGCATACTCAAAAACAAGGAAAGCGACAACATGTTGAAACTGACAAAGAAGCAGGTTAACGCGGTAGTAACCGCAGCATCGGCAGTCTTGACTCGCAAGATTGATGAGGAGCTCAAGAACGTACTATTCGTTCCGAGTGGTGTCGATCATTTGGAGGCGATGTCGACCAACGGTACCGAGACGATTGGGATCCAGATCGACGCCGCTTTGGAAGAATCAATCACGGTACCTCTCAACGCCCTGACCTCCTACAAAGCAGCCAAGCCGGAGGAAGACTTCTACGCTTACTTCGACGGCAACTGCGTGTACTGCGGTCCGGAGTCTGACATGGCCGAGTATCCGGAAGCATCATCCGACGCAACCAAGCCTGCAGGGATCAATCTTTTTGATTTCAACGTAAAGACGTTCCTGTCCACGGTTCGGGGACTTGACTGGGGAATCCCGAAAAAGGATCCGATGCTGTACTTCAGCGATCAAGGTGTATACGTCGGGAGCGGCCTGAATCTGGTATGGGGTTACGTCGCTGGGTTACCGGAAAGCATACCTTTCGGCAATGTCCCCTTGACCCGAGTACTTCTCAAGAAGATGCCTACGAGGGGATCTGGCAAGATCGGGTATGGCCCCGGGGGCGATATTTTGTACCTGGAGGTGGGCAAATACTGGTACAGTGTCAAATTTGCCATCATCGACAAGACAGACATCATTGAAACTTTGGCTTTGTATGTCCCTGGGTACAAAACCACTCTTGTATTCACAGATCCCCAGAAACAGGCCAAGGAGATTCGCGAGATCCTGGACGCATTCCCGGCTGGATCCTCCGACCACGCAGCGCTCAGCGCCGGAAAACGGGCCAGTATGGTAACTGTGTTGCTGGAGGGCAGACCAGTGGGGTTTCCCTTGGACGTCTTGACCGAAGGTGAGTCCTACACACGCCCAGTCGTCTCCTTGACGCAACTTGGGGCAGCACTGGATGCGGGATTCGAAGAGCTTTGCTTTGGGAATGACCCGTCATGCCCGTTGGTGTTCAACGGTCAAGACTCTGCGTGTATCATCATGCCCATTACCCCAGGGACATACTCACCCGAGGACAAGATTCTCGTTGGAGGTGCGTGACATGGAATTCGCAGGAGCAGATCCTGATTTAAGGGCTGTCTCGATCGCCTACGTGGATCGCAACGGGAAGATGGTAGGGTTCTTTCTCTACCGGTACCCGTCGAAGGCAAAGGGTGTCCCAAGGGACGAACTGCTGAACTGGGGGGTACACACGGCCACTTTCTGCCGACACCCGGCGATGTTGGCTTTCGTAGAGTATCCCCAGATCACACCCAAGACGCCCAACCGTCAAAGCCTGGTAGAGCTGTCTGTCATCGCAGGCGCTCTGGCTGGGAACTTGGATGCCAGGTTGGCTCTGCCTATGCAGTGGAAAGGCTCGATCCCGAAGCACATCCACCAGGGACGGGTGTACGCCACCCAAGGATGGGACTTCAAGCAGGTAAAGGGTAAGAATGAGAAATACTCATACCCGATCGGGGAAGCGTATCGGCAGCACCTGAACAGCTGCTGGACTATCATTGACGGAGATCTCATCGAAGCTGGAGCCGAAAAGAGTCTCCCAAATTCCGTTTGGAAGGATCTGGGAGACTCGTTAGGCTTGGCCGTTCACGCGCAATGTGTGTATGAGGTCGAGACTACGGAGCGTCTTCCAGGTCACCTGATATATCCCACTCGTCAGTAGCAACTTTCCGAAGCGTTACCGTCGAATACTGCGCCCTGACTTTCAGAGTCTCCGGGGTATTCACGGTAACGCCGGAGCCGGCCGCCACAGTTACCTGCCCCACCCCTACCTGGATGACCGGGATCTCCGCGCCAACAGCAAACACCAAGCTGGAATCCGGGGGTACTGTAACCGTGATAGCGCTGGCATTCGATGCGCGCACATACGAGTACTCATCAGTCAGAGCCAGGGTGTAAGTTGTCCCTGTCTGGTCGTTGACAGTCCTGTTGTGGGGGTTGGCCCAAGTGCCATCGGCTCGCAGGAAGTGGTACGACGCGCCGGTCAGCTTGCGAAGCAGGCCATGCACGGAGGTCGACGCATCCAGATCCGTGTTGTCATCAGGTGCAGCCAGATCGTCGAGTTTTGAACTGGCAGCCACGTTTACCCAAGAAGAGCCGTTCGACACCATCAGGGCCGGGGGTGAGGACTGCACCACCACAAGGCAGTGTTCGAACGACGCGGCTGCCGGCAACGCACCTACCGTTGCTACCCGATAGATCGGAAATGCGCCGCCTACCAATAGGCCGAAGTTGGTGTTGACTTCGACTTCCCAGTTATTGAGACCTGAGAGAATTTCATCAAGTGTTGGACGTGCCACAGTTCGTACCCCTTATAGCTTCTCGAAAGAACTCTCGTCGTATTCGCTTTCAAGCCCGTTCAAAGTGTTGACCAAGCGGATGAGGATTTCAGAAGGCTCCGACCCGAAATCAGATACCATATTGCCGTTGGAATATGTGTAGCTGTTGTCGTCCAGGGAACTCACGGTCCTCTTCAGTGTGGTGCCGGTAGAGTCATAGATTCTCAAGGTAAACGTACCTTCAGGCAGTACAGGCTGTATCGCGGTACCGGCAGCTTGGAACCCGGCGCCGGAAGCTTTTTCAGAGGCGTTCCGAAATGACCACTTCAGATCGAGATCATTCCCTGCGTCCCAGCTGAGTAGGTTGTCAGACGAATTCAGGTTCTCGGGGGACATTGGTCGGTATCCGCTCCCCTGCATCGCTAGAGATGCTGTCGTGGCCACAGACTCATTTATCGCATCGTTCCAGGTTTGCGGAATCGTTTTGATGGAGACCGTGTTTCCTGCTGCTAAGAAATCCCCTACGTACGGTACCAGGTACTTCTGATCGAAGATGAACACGTTTGACCCGGCCGCGTGCTCGACCTTTCTGGATCCAAACCTACCTCTGATTATCCCTTCCAATTGATAGGTAGTACTCGACAGGATAACTATGTTTCTCAAGAACATGAATTCCCTATCGATCACACATAGCTGGTACCCGTTGCGCCATCCGGCTTCCGCTCCGGTGTAGTTGTCGACTTCATCCAGGTCGTCTCCAACCAGGGTGACCTCTGGGCCTTCCTCCTGTAGACTAAGCGCCGTGTCGCCTCCCATGGAGCTGTTCAACGTGCCTCCAAGGGAAATCATGCTGTTTGCCCCTAGATCATCATATGTCACTGAATCTAGGGAAAGGAGGATCGATGCCTCCGAGATTACTTTGGAGTCACGCACCCTGAATAGGTACGCTGCAAGGGTGTCAGGGCTTTGGTACCGGTTAGATTCAAGGAACGCGATAGCCGGATCAGGCTCAGCGACATCTAGGTCAAAACCTCCAGCGCCTATGGTATCAGGCAACCGTGAATTAAGACCATAGATATCCTGAATCGACGCAAGTTCAGCGTACCCCTCGTCAGGCTTCAGGATGACACTCGTCAAGATGTACAATGGTACAGTTCCCTCGATCCGGAACCGCTGACCGGGATACATCAACAGTGCCTCTCTGGAGGCTTTGAACTTCTGAGCAGACCCCCTACCGGAATCCTCCTGACTGCGTCTCTCAGATACGATCAGGGCAGTGTTCCAGTCACCTATGGTCGCCATCTGGACCTTTGCATCCTTTGGACTCTCCGAGTCGTCCAAAATACCTTCTGATCCCCACACTACGGTCGTTTCTTTGAAGTTACGGTCCATGTCCGTAAACGTGTAGACAGTCCTTTCACAAGAATTTACGTAGTGGGATGTGATTGTCTCTGGTTCCCCAAACTCCAGTAGCCCGTAGGGAATGTCCGGAAAGGATTCCGACGATTCCCTGATCAAACTGAACTCAATAAGTCCAGTACTCGGGTTCCTACCCTTCAGGATCCCAAAATCCTGCATGAGAGCGGCAACGCTAGCTTTCCAAGACTCCCCATTTTGAAGCATCAAGTGACATGGAGTACCCTCAGCATCTACCGCTACCCCCACTGACGCCAGGCTATCGAGATCGAAGTGCCCTGTCGGTAGCTGCATCCCCCTCGGACTTGCAGAAAACAATATTTCCCGTAGGAGCGACGCCGGATTGTAACCTTCCCCATTAGCCGTCATCCAGTCGTCGATGCCTGGTATAAGAGTCTCTGTAGGTTTGACTGTGATCTCGTAATCAATAGTAGGCCAAATAGGGGAATACCCTAGACGCCTCTTAATCCACACACCATAGCACACACCCCGCCATGCGGAGCTTATGTTGTAGTCGCTAGCTACGGTCGCTCTTTCCTGAACACTGGCTTTAGCCGATTTAAACGCCGGTATGCCTCCCCAAAACAATTCCTGAAATGATAACTGAGATGATATTAGTTGTTGATAATCGGTATTCGATATATGAGATACTCTCAACTCTGATGGTATATCTTGTGTGAGCGTTCCCCAGTATAAGTGAAAAGTCCCCCCTTTACCTAGATCTATGACGGCTTTGTCAGGATTGCTATCCCTTGTTACTTCCCCCTCCCAGATTACTTCCCCATTTGCCCATATCTTCGTTAGGGAATACGCAGGCCCGACACACAGGAAGTGGAGGGCATTCTCGTTATAGATGGTAACCTTGGAACTTTTCTTGCTACCACCTTTCTTCCCTCCACTGCCAGACTTTTCTTTCGTTATCACCCTATCCCCTACCCACCCTATGATAGCCCCGATCCTCTTTTTTCCCTTCAAAATTGGGATCATATTCCCGCGTGTGGAAGATGTCGTTGCCTTATCGTCGTTGAGCGTTGGCTCTTTTTGGTCCTTCCTGAGAAGCATCCCAGCCATGAGAGACAAGGCTTGAATGACAATGAAAGTTATTACCTTACCGATAAACATTACCAGTTATCCTTCCCCATAGGGCGTAACACTTGCTTGAACGAGTAGACCCCGTACTCCATGAAAGAGCACCCAGCCTTCACCACACTGAAAGTCGTAGCGTGATACATCGTCCCAGGAACCGCCCCTACAACCATTCCATGCCCGAGGGTTCCCAATAGCGGACCACAGCACACCAGATCCCCTGGTTCCACACCATACGATCCGTCAGCATTCGCCTCGATCTCAGTACTGGGGTAATGCTTCAAGAGCAAGTCGTAGATTCCCTTTGACTGTTTGTGGTCGGTCAAACAACAATCTTGAGCTATCAGGGGGAACTTTATGTAGGGTTGCTGGAACATGTCATCCATCACCCCGGTAACAAATCGTATGCAGTCTACCCCTACACCTTTGACTTGTTGCCCGAGGCCATAAGGTGTGTTGTTCCAACCATCCAACACCGATTTAAGACGATTGACATAACTGGCTTCTACTTCCGGCCAGCGGAAATCCATCGACCTCATTGATCGTTTCAGCGGCGTACGCATCATATGGTCTCCGATAGCGGGGAATACGGAACCATCTTGTATCCACACCCCAAGAAGTTGATCTCGTTGTTGTAGGCTAGGCAGGATTCCCAAGATTTATCACACCCTTGAATAAGCGTGACTTCTTGCCCTGCCATAGCCGCAGGAGGGGGCTGCACTAGAGTTAAGACACTTCCGGATTCCCACTTTTTGATCGTGAAATTCATACCGGCATACCGAAGTTTTCCCCTCCCGTATTGGTCGTCACTTGTTACGTGGGGTCTCGAGATGGTTACTTTGTTACCAGCGACCACTGAGCAAGTAACTGTTTCTTCCAAAAGAATCATCCGACACCCAATATCACCAAACACTCTCATACACTGGGCGTTACATGAAATCCCTGCAGGTTTGTCGAAGTAGCTGCACACGTCCCGGTACGTCAAACGAGTTACCCCGAACTGATTTTTTGGGTTCCTGGTTGCGATGTACAAGTACCCGATGTCGATCAGGTACACGTCATCGTCAAATTTCCCAAACACCTTGATCTCAGTTTTTGGCGAGACAGTCCCGTCTGTCAGTCGGGTGAGTATGACATCCTCGTCGCTGGAGATATCAATAGTGCCCTCAGACTCCTCCAGATCTGTAGTAGATGGTGCCAGGGTGATCTCCATCCCAGACACTGGGGAGTATGTGTCGCCGTCGTAAACGATCTCTTCATCGCTGGACGTCCAGAAGGCACCTGTCTCGCTATTTGACATCTTGACAAGGTAGTAGAATTCGTACCCTGGATCATGTATCGACATCCCAATACTCCTGCCCTAGATGGTGATTGTCGCTTCTTCCAGTGTCTCTATCAGACTCACATCGACCGTCGCTATGGATCGAGTAACCCAAGATTCCGACATTTCATCAGACGCAAACCGTACCAGAGATCCGAATCCTGATCTGGTGACATCCAACAGTGATTCTAATATGGTGCCAGTTACCGTAAAAGTCATCCTATCGGTAACACTATCATACGTAGCGCTGGATATCGGGTAGAACGACGTGCCTGTACTGGTCTGCAAATATACAAACTGGGAGACGGCTTCCGCCAACACCGAAGAGTCCGTCCAAGACTCCACCACAACCGTAGATGTTCCGACTGATACTAGGACGAAGGGCGCGTAGTCCGGCATATACCAAAACGATTCCAGCCTGCCCTTGGCCAGCTCAAAGAATCCCCCCAAGCGCCAGATCTCCGCACGACTGTTGAGAGATAGCTCAAGGTCATAGGATAGCGCAGGCCGGTCCCCTTTTGGCACGAAGATGCTGTTGGCTCCGAGAGTGTGGTCTTCCCCGTACATCTTGGACGAGATCCCGTAGCCTGACTTCCAGTTGTGATCAAAATCGAAGATCATCTTTCCGCCATATTGATCGATGGTGCTAGGCACCGAATCGTAGCGGGCTGGGAGTCTTGTGGCTCCTGGTTTTTCAGTCGCTGAGTACTCCATGTCGGCGTTTGTCCAGTGGTTCATTGTCACGCCTGATTCCACAGTATACTTGGCGAGGTAACCAGGGAAGATCTTATCCCCGGCCTTGATTGTAGCGGAGCTGAACGACTCTTGAACGATAACGTGATCGGAGTACACGGCAGTAATCGTGAAGGGGATGGCGGCCTTTTGTAGAGAATCTCCGGACAAAACGACAACATAGCCCCCAACGAAGAAGCGCTTGTACTCGGTATCGATGTTGATCTGCCTGGCCGAGACGTCGACAGAATCGACCTCGGTCAGATCGCAGTATATGATCGCTGGGTATTCTTTGGTAGCGATACGATTAAGAGCTGCTACCATGCCCCTAGTCGTTCCCTCGTCTTGGGCACGGAAAGATGCCGTGCTTGACCTCTTGGGCCGTTTCCTGGTGCCCGCACGGCTTTCTGCTGATGTTCCAGCCAGGAACAATGACGTAACGAAGCTACTCGACAGCTCAAAGGACTCCAGCCAGTTGTGTTGGAAGATTGGATACACAAGTCGCAGACCGTCTACTGTGACATCTGCGACATCGGCGCCTGTGATGATCCAGATGTAGGATGTGTCGACAACAGCAGGCCCGTCCTTATCTACGACTATCGTGTACTTGAAGCTGTCGTAGGGATCGAAATCGAAGGGGACATCAGTAGGCCCAGTCCCTATCTCCACACCCTCGACATCACCTGAGATGCTGGTGCACGTCTTCTTTTCTCGGTACGTGCTCCAAACTTCAACGTCTTCAGTGGCCGTCCCCAAGATCCTGTCGAGCGATATCGACGTGGGGTCTACGATAATCCTATCGTACAGGGCCTCCCCAAGACCTTCGTATACGGCTCCGGACAACTCATCGCTGCCGATATCAGGATTGGTGTGCGCCAGATCCCCGGATTCAGTATCGGGAAGAACCCACCCCCCACTCAGGTAAGGCGCAGCCTCTGATACGTTGACCACGTTGGACGACATAACTGATGCGTCCAACGCAGGCGATATCAACGAATGTGCAATTGTCCCTGACAGGCTCGCCATTACAACACCTTCTTGAACGCATATGCGATACCCGCATCAGTAGGGACAGGGTATGCATAGGTACCTGTTGCCTGGAACACCATGTACGTATCTGCCCCGAGGATCATCTCGCGCCCCTGAGTGTCGTTGAGGCCGTTGTACAGGGCCAGAGAGTCCTCCAGTGCCCCGAGGGCGTTCAGGTACCCAGACCCCGCATCAGACAGTATCTCTGGGACAACCAAAGCCCGACCTCCGGAAAAGCTATCCACTCCATGCAAGAGCATCGGATAGTTGAGACCGAAAGCAGATTGGAAGTGTGACTCGCTGGGTGATGCCTGACCGAATCCGGTACGCGCCCAGTATTTCCAGGTGCTGTTGTGATAGATAGCACTGGCGCAGCTGGCGTACCCCGTAGAGTTTGCCAATCCGGCATTGAGAAAGTGCAACGGAAGCAGATATGCTGGGGATGTCCCGGACGCCGTCATTGATAGGCTACCACTGTACCAGATGTCCCCCTTGTTCGTCTCCCCAAATGCCAAGAAGTTCCAGTGGCCGCCAGAACTGAGGACGGCCATTCCGTGTGTATCACCGTCAATGAAGAAGTGGTATTCTTCAGCATCTGTGAGATCGAACGTCTGAGCGAATCTGTTGTACGTCAGAGTGGATGCGCCGGGTTGCTCGTACCACCCCAACCCAGACGAATAACTCGTACCGAGGTTCATGCAGATTCCGTCTACAGCAGTCTCTGACAGTCCGAAATTGTCACCAGTCGTGCGGGAACGCATGTTGAGGAATAGGCTACCCTTGTGGGCATGGAATCGATAGCCGTTTCCATCTACAGCCAAGTTATCCTGAGTCCACCCATTAGTCGTCAGAAATATTGACCAGGCTATCAACAGAGAGTCCTGACTAGCAACGGATGCTGTATTCGTTTGATATGCCATAACTCTCTACCTCTTGATTGCGCAGTACAGCTGTAGGGTCTCGGCCGGGAACACGTCGTAAACGTCGGTTCCTACCGTCACTGTGTCTTCGGCCGATACCCCAAACGGAGGAATGAAGTACATCCCCTCCAGTTGGCCGAACACCTTTCCGTCCGTGATCAATGTGGCTGCCATCAGGTCGTACACCGAGGACTCGTCCGGCTTGAGTATAGGGCCCAACTCGGTCAAATCGGAAGAGTCATACTGCACGTTCCAAGGCCACACTGAAACCCGACCTGTATCTGGGTGATCTCCTATCGGAAGCCAAGTAGTGTATCTCAGGTAAGCGTTCGACGCAGACTCCCCAGGGTAACCGTTGTAGAAGCAGGCTCCGAGGTGTTCTGAGATAATCTGACTCAACGACGATGCTCCGACGTACATCGGATATGGGTTCCCCGTCACGGGGCTCAGGGGAGAATCGTTGCTGTAGTACAGCCCCGAGTACCCGACTTCATATCGCATATTGGGACGAGCTACAGTCACGATAGACCGACCCGATATGTACAGCCAGTACTCATAGGAGTTGTTGTTGACCAGGCGGTACAGAGGTCGGTATGTCTGGCTTACTTGGTACATCGATCCGGGTTGGAGCCAGAAGGTTTGAGCACTCTCGTATCCCGTGTAGCCCTCGGCATAAAGCCCGAACCTGCCGTTCGTGACGTCTGTGTATGTCCGGAATCCGATGTAAACATCATCCGTCCCATCGCTGCCGGGTCCTTTAAGTATCAGCTCCGATTCGGTATCCAGTCCGAATTCGAAGATTTTGGAGTCCATCCCCTCTGCGATAAACAGTGTCGATCCTCCCGGATCGAGGGCTATGCCCGATGGTGCCATGGTGTACGAGCTGAGGTCGAAATACTCAGAACCGTAACTCGCCGTAGTGATATCCCAAGCTGTCGTTAGATCGTACTGGTAGGCGTAGTCGTTGTCCTGACCACAAATGATGAAGCGCATGCCGTCGTCGGTGAACACAAGGTTGTACATGTCTGTGTCTTCACTGGACATGTCGAACATCGACACGTAGCTGGCGGTGGACAGGTCCCAAGGTGTCGATAGTGTGTACCTTGCCAGGGTGGCTGTTGTCCCGACCCTCACCACGAACATCTCAGTGCCGTCCGGACTAAAACAGATCCCCTGAGGGACCGTGGTTAAGTAGGAAACATCCAAGGACACGACCCCGACAGCGGTGGCTGAGGTGAGATCATAGGCTGACGATAATGGGTACTGATAGACGTATTTAGTAGAGGCGCCAGCCACGTACATCTTGGTGCCGTCGTCGTTGAACGCCACGCCGTTCGGGGTGGCGTCTTGGGCAGAGACATCGAACTCTGGGTAGTTTCTTGATACAGGAGACACTATATCCCAAGCAGCATTTAACGAATACTCAACTACGTCGCCACCTAAACTTATGGAAGCACTGGCAAAATATACGGTGTCCCCCGTACTATCATACGCCATACCTCTAACAATCTCAGGTATTGCGATACCGCTGATATAGGTGTAAGCCGCTAGGCTCCAAGCGGATGTCAGGGAGTACTTTTCTATATTGCCATTAACCTGGCCAATATAGGCATAGCTCCCTGTAGAATCAAATAATATAGAGCCAAAGATTGCTCCAGATTTGGTTAGGCTATGTCCTGAATAGGAAGCCGTTGTTATGGACCATGCTATCGAAAGATCGTGCTGATACACAGTAGTATCTGTAACAACATACATAGCTGTTCCATCAGCACTGAAAGCCAAGTTTTTAGCCGCTGATGTTGGGGGGGTAACGACTACGTTAGCCCCGAACCCTGCTGTCCCCAAATCCCAAGCGGTAGACAGGGGTGTCGATCCTACGTAATTAGTGCCCAAAGAGTCGTACAAATAGTACACTGTGGTTCCAGTAGGATTGAACCAGCACCCCTTCAAATTTCCAGAGATAGGCCCGAACGAGTGCCCTCCATACTCTGCTGTTATTACTACCCAAGGTACTCGCAAAGAATACCTGTAAATAGTATCCGTGGTCCCGTCACACACGAACATGTACACACCATCTGTGCTGAACCTTATTCCTTCCAAATCGTCGCACTCCGACGAGACATCGTACTCTTTCGCGCCGTAGTAAGCACTAGCAATGCGCCAAGGCACTTCCATGTCCAACATGCGCACGTATCCATCGGTTACGTCGGTCAGAAACACTTCTTCCCCGTCTGGATTGAACGCCATCCCTACCAATCCCGTACCGGAGATAGCATCCGAGGCATCGACCTCCTTCGTATCTTGCCAAAGGGTAGAAACATCCCAATCCGTAGACATGGCAAGCTGATAAATGGTATCGTCGTCCGGGTCCATCACATACCAGATATCGCCGGTAGCATTGGCTTTCATAAAGACTGGATTGCCCCATCCGAAATCGACAATCGACGATTTTTCCCCGTATGAAATTGTTGAAATATCTCCCGGAGTAGCTACAGGATACTGGTACAGGGTATCGGCAGTACTGCAGTAGAAAAAGGCATCATCCAAGTCAGAGCTCAGCACCATGGATCGACAATACGCCACATCTGCATAGGCCCCTTGTTTCGATGCGTAACTCCCAGTAGACAGGTCGTACGGGGTAGTCATGGAGTACTGGGCAACGATGTTGTTCGTACTGGACGTCACGTACAGATTGGATCCCGTATCGTCGAAAACCAGATCCGATCCTGTAGTCGTCAGCTCTGTAGCCACACTGAGCGTCTTTGACGCATACGTGGCCGTGCTCAGGCCCCAGGCGACGGTCATCGTGTATTGGTACACGACCCCCCCAGTACCCACCACGTACATACCCAACCCGTCCGGGCTGAACGCCAACCCTTGAGGGCTGGTTGTTTGTCCCGAGGTATCAAAAGACGCCGTATCGTACGTAGCGGAATCTATATATCCCGCACGACTCAGCGTGTAAGAATAGACAGACTTATTTGTGTCCAGTATGAAGAGTTTTGTCCCCTCTGGGTTCAAGACAAACGCCCTAGCGTTAGCCGCCCCCGCACTGTAATCAAACTCTCCTGTGTACCCTTCTGCTGTCGTAACGTCTACCAGATTCCTGTACCTCATCTCCTCCCACACATTTTCCCCGATTAGTTGGGTTACGACAAATTCGAAGACATCTCCGACGATGAAATCGGTTGACCCGTCCGAGATCGTAAACGCCACGATATCGTTGTCGTATGCCGTCCCAACATAAGTCACTGCCTTCGCTCCGGACACACTACCTACCACTGAGAACGTGCCTCCATCGACGGCTGTAGCCGTGCATGTAAGAGTCCAAGTTTCGGACGGGGCGTCGTTCTCTGCCACAGGATATGAGATCAAGCCGTTACCCGTACCAGTCGCGGACGGAGTACCCACGGAATTGGCGACAGTGGCGTGGTCTCTGATCTTTTCCAGCAACCCCAAATGGCTATCTATAGTGCCTGTGAATCTCATCAAAATCCTCCGCCAGCGCGTGTTTGATTTGGGTTTTGGTTCGACGCCTTGGATACTGCTGCGTCAAAGGACGACCTGCCTCCGGCGATCATTCGTTCCATCGACAGCTCGTTGGCAACCAGAACGGGAAGAATCTGAGACATTGGTCCAGATCCGTAGCCAACCGATCCACCAGAAGCTGCTGATGCCATACCCCTTACCATAGGCACCGACTCCACAACTGTCGAGACGCCGGGCAAAGAACTGCTATCGAGCTGCAGGTTATTCATAGCCTGGAACAGCGACGCTCCGTACTTGGACACGGCTTCGGGACGTATGACGTACTCAGAGGGTCTTAGCCACGCAGGAACCGTATCCCTACGATCGATACCGGCAGGTCGGCCAGGTACTGGACCCCCGGACGCATACCCTCTGACCATGCCTCCGTGAGCTGCACCCCCGAAGTAACTCATGGCCATTGATGCCAAGCCGCCGATAGCAGCACCCACACCACCCCCACCACCCCCACCACCCCCACCACCCATACCAGAAAACAGACTGCTTAGGGATCCCATAATCCCCTCAAATCCCCCAGACAGCAGTCCAGACATACTACTCATTAACCCCCCAAAACCTCCAGAGAACAACCCACCTATACTGCCTAGGAGTCCAGAGAAACCTCCGGACAAGACTCCGGTCAGGCTGCCAAGCATCTTTTTGAAGCCCCCGGTAATCGTCCCCAACATGCCGGGCGACTTAGAAGTCATCATGTCTGTCGTTTCGGTGGCTCCCCCTACAATGCCTTCACCCGAAACCACAGATGTCTGCTTCTCTGCCGTTTTCGTGCCAAAGATACCAGAAAAGATCTTGCTTAGTGGCCCCATAACCGCCTCAGATTTCGCCCCCTCGGTCAATGCAGATACTATCCCGTCCAAGGTCTCTTCGAATACCTTCTGACCCAACTTATCCGCGAAGCTCAGCAGAGCGTTGCCTAGGGCTGTGCGCAGGTCGTAATCAAGTCCTGCGACACTGCGAGTGAACGCCTGGGAGAGGGTACCTGCTACGGTCGTCTGAAGTTCAGAGAATCCATCCCCCATTTCAGTGAAATAGTTTACCGTCCCTTTTCGCTTGATATCAAGGCTGTCCTGCTCCATTTGGGTACGGATTTCATGTTCATCACGCAACCCCCCAATGTTAATGTCGATCACCTTTCGTCTATTAGCGATCTCTGTATCGAGAGCTGCTTGAGCGTCCGTTACCTTGGTTTTATCTTCAGGTGTGGCAGCTTTGGAAAGCTGGTCTGAGAGTATGCGCTTCCGGACAGCCTCTTCTTCCTTCAGGTTCGCGAGAGCTTGGGTGTGCAATGTAAGCAACGCGCTACGCTCAATATCAGATTCCTGAGCCAGGTACTGTAGGTTGATGGTTGCACGTTCTTTGGCAGCTTTTTTCTCAGATAGCTTACCAGAATCAACCTTGAACTGAACGACATCCAACGCGAACTTCTTTTCCTGTGCGATACGCGCCGTCAGGTAGTTCTTTTCGGCGTTCTTCTGGGCCTGCACCTTGATTAGCGCCAACTGTTCTGCATACACCTTATCGAGAGATGTTATCTGTGCACCTGTGGCTTTCGCCCCAGATTCGGCTTTGATTATACCTCCCACTTGGGTCGTTACTTTTCCCTTTGACTCAGTATTTAATCCACTTAGTGTCGCTGCCTGCCTACCCTTCGCGAGTCCCAGCCCTTCTTTGATCACCTCAAGTCTTGCTTTAGCATCCCGCAGTGACGATGCGTCTCCTGCCATCTCCAAAGCTTTGATCTCGTTAACAAGCTGTCGCTCGGATCGCTTCAGGTCAAGAACCTCCAGGGACGCCGCCTTGAACGCCGCCACCGCGTGGATCTCACCAGCTGTGAAGAGCTTTGTCGATTTGGCTTCTTCCTTTCTGGCATCTGCCGATGCCTTGAACGCTGCCTGCTGATCCTGCAGCGTCTTCTTCAGGTTGGCGTATTCTTCCCGGGCAAACGATGCCGCCTGGACGTCTTTCAGAATCACAGCGGCCAATCCCGACACGCTGGTCCCATAATCCCCAGAGTCGAACTTGAACTCCCCAGCTTCCTTTTTTGCCTCTTCAAGGTACGAGGTCATATCGGCAAGGTTGTAGTTGGTTGAAATCACGGATGCCGCCACGGAATCCAGGAACGTGTCTATCAACTTCAGAGACTCTACCGTACCATCGTCTACCCCAATCCCAGCCCTCTTATCTGCCTTTTGGGTGATGCCAACTAGCTTATCGGATGTTTCCTTTCCGATAGCTTTCCAGACGGCGTTAAGGTCTTCTTTCGTCTGCTCCAGGGTCTTTATTGCTTTGGCGTCAGCTTCCGTTAGGATTCCAGTAAAATGGAAAGCCTTTAGCATCGAATCTAAAATACTCTTGAATTGCCCGAGAAAGTATCCACCAAATGCAAACAGTGGGGCTGCCAGTACCTGTGCTGCACCCTCAAACAATACCCGAAGGGCACTCAGAAATTCTGTGAAATTGAGTTGGCCGCCCTCCCCTCCCATGCTGGCTAGTTTGTTCGAAATCATCTGAAGTGCTTTTACCACAACCAAAGTGATCACAGATATCGCGGCGCCAGTGAGCAGGACTGATTTCATCCAAACGATAGCAGCTCCTGCTGTAAGCCCTCCACCGGCCCCAACACTCACAAGTCCGGCCTTTGACGCCAAACCTCCGGCTGCTCCGGCTGCTTTTACACCTAATCCCTTAGCCGCACCAGTAGCACCTAGAGCGCCCAATGCGTTTGTAACGCCTGCAGCCTTTAACAACTTCAATGATGCTACCAATGCTACAATAGCCGCCGTGAGCTTGCCCAGACCTGCAGCCAGTGTGCTAGATCTCGTCCCAAAGATCTCCAGCTTGTCGAATGCTGTTACCAGCTTGCTGACCCACCCGAAGATTGTTACGAACGTTTTAACGATCTCCAACGCGTATACGACCAACACCCTCAAAGATTTCCCCAAGGAGGCAGCCAGATCCTCTAAATTGCCCCCTACCGCCAGCCTGCGTACGTATTGAAGAAGCAGCTTGATTTCATCAGCGAATGCCGTTAGGGCTGCCAGTGCCGACTTGCTCGGCTGCATTTTGCCAAACGGATCCTTGGTAACCAAAGCGTTCGACAGATCCGTAACCAGGTCTTTGAAATCTTCGAACACTCCTATCCCGGCTGCTCCGGCTAGCAACTGGAACCGGTCTTTCAGGTTACTGAGTTTGACTGTGAGAGTTTCCATACTCTCTTCGCCGGCGTCGTTGAACGCTTGGAACCGCGACTGGAGTTCCTTGAACAGCGTCCCCATAGCTGTCCAGTTTTTCACGTCCTCCCGAGAGATATCCAAACTCACTGCCAGACGCGATGTCTGTTGACGGATCTGCCCTGTGAGTAGCGACCTGATCTCTTCGGGTAGCTGGTTCTGAAGAAGTCCGACAGCCGTGGCCGCCCGGGACACACTGCCTGTAAACTCCCGAACCTGATCCGGATCAAACCCGGCTTTCATTCCCGGGGCTATGGCATACTGGAGATTCCTAGCCAGATCCTCAAATGTCGAGCTCGTAGATAGGGCATCAACGCGCAACTTGCGCATCTGGTCCCTCGACACCGCATGGGCAGCGTTAAGGGCTTCCACCCCCTTTAATAGCCTCCCGTTCTCATCCACAAGGGTACCCGTAGCTGTGAACAAGGCTGCCAACCCCAACTCGGTCACTTCCATCTCAGCATTGAACCGGAACAGTTCCGTGATGACGGTACGTAGTGCTCTGGTAAACTGGTTGATGATGGTGTAGAAGGCGTACACCTTGAACAGGTGGGCCAGATTCACTGCGTAGCTTCTTGTGGACTTCGAAGCCTGACTCATCGTTTTTGCGTTCTCCTGGACTTCAAGACCCAGCTGCCTCGCAACGTTCGGGTCATTGATATCCAACCCGGCCTTGGTTGCTAGAGTTTTGGTGCGCCGGGCAAGAACCTGCTGATTAAGCAAATTCGTGATTCGCTTCTGTGCCTGCTCCTCAACAGAGAGTCGCTGGAGGTTCTTGTCCTTCAGCTTTGCGATAGTTGTTTCGATAGCTCTCTGGGCCTTCAGTATCGAAATAACCCGCTCTTTCTTTTGGAGCGTCAGGTTTTCAAGCTGGAACTTTTTGCTCTCCAAAGAGACAAGTCTGGCTTCCAGATCATACTTCTTCTTTATGGTCTGGTAATCCCGATCGTGAAGGACATCCCTCGACGTTTCGAGAGCTTGTCTACGCTGCATGAGCGCTACTTGCTTCTGCAGCCCCTGAACATCCGGACTGCCACCAACAGTCAGTGTAGTTTTCAACGACGATAGGCGTGTCTGTAGTGCTACCTGAGTCTTGAGACCTTGAAGCACTCGACTACCGGCCAAAACTAAGGCCTGCTTCAAACTCTGTTGCTGCTGGAGCGCAGCATTCTCTAGTTTGAGCTTCTGCAGTCCCGTATCTGAAGACGAAGCTATTTGGTTGGTGAGCTGTTGTTTCTTAGAGAGTATCGCGACAGAGCGTTCTTGCTCTTGGAGCGCCCGGTTCCCGAGTTGGAGTCTCTTACTCTCCAGTGCCAGAGATCTGGATTCCTGGTCGACACGAAGCTTGAGCTTCTGGTATTCCTTATCGTGCAGAGAATACGACTTGTTTTTGAGGTTCTGAATCTGACGCTGGAGGTATGCTTGCTGCTTCGTAAGATCTGCTGTATTCTCAACCTCCGTGTTGAGGGTATGGGCAGCTTTAGCCGACTTGTCGAGCGCTGTAGAAAGTGCTACTGCATTCTGGGCAGATTGCTTGGAGAACTTGAATGATGC